GATGATGACGATGACAGTGGATCAGATGAAGATATCATATCAATGCTCGAAAATTCGAAAATTGGAAATCTAGCGAAAGACATTTCGAAGAATATTGATGTTTCTGCCTTTGAAAATATCAAACTTGATAGTCCTGACCTCGATTCTATCATGAAAAATCTGTCTTCTAATGATTCTATTAAGGATCTTATAACGAACGTTACTAAATCCGTCAAAGAGAAAATGGATTCCGGCGAAATCGATCATGTTGCGATGAAGGAAGAAGCGATGAAATTCATGTCGAAAATGAAAAACAATAAGAAAATCAAAAAGATGATCAAGTCGCAAAATATGACGGGTCTCATGAAAGAAATGATGAAAGACAAGGGTATTGATGCGGGAGATGATGATTTCACTGAATTAGAAGAGATGTTTAAGAAGAAACCACTTCCGCCCGCTGATTTTGGTGCTATGCGCGGAGGAGGCCGAAGAAATGCGGTCCGGAGGCGTCTCAAGAAGAAGATCGAAGATAAACAAGAAGATTAAAAAGAATCTTTTACACATATTTAAAGGCGAAATCGTTGGATTCTTCCAGAAATACGAAGAAACCACTTGGAATGTTAATAGCTTGCCCATTTTTCATAGGAAGTTCAAGAAATTTCAGATCTTTGAACTTATTTTGATCAAGCTCCATCAAATTCAAACTCGAGTATTGAATTGATTGCGACAAATCTGTTTGAGTATCAAGGAAGACTTTCATATCGTTACCTATAATGAACAATGAGGATTCATTCTCTGTTTTCTTTACAAATAGGCGTGTTTGTTTAAGATGATTTGTCATTCTTGATTCACATCTTTTGAATTTTCCGCTGATCAAAGGAGATTCGTATAGTAAAATGTTATCTGTTTCAATTAGCTTTGCATCATTTTCATCATTGATATACAAATCTATGGCTTTTTTCTGTATCGTGGTTTCGTTCGATACAACAAATATCAGTGCGATAATGAGAATAGATACAATAAGAAGAATTCTCATTTCTTTAAATACTCAAATATATAATTTGCCTTGAATTTAAACGCAAAGACGATAAACGACGCTATTATCTCTTTCGATACAGCAACGGTCTCCCACATTGAGCCCTATAAATTTTGCCACTGGATCTTCTACCTGAATTTTGGGCAATTTTGAAAGTGACTTTATATGCAGTCTTTGCATCAATTCGGTTGTCTTCTCTGTGTTCTCTTTTGATATTCTCGTGTGTTTTGGAACAAGGAAATGTTTTGTAACGTTGTATAATAACGTCTTGTCTTCAAATATCTGTATGAATCTGTGTTTCAGCTTATTGTTTATAATTTTTACTTTATTTAGGAGTTCTTCATCTGGTTCGAAATTCACAATGTATATTGTGTTGAGTTTCTTACCAGATTCATTTGATTTGTCATTTAATCGAGTGATACTATTAAGAAAAGTAGTAGGAGTTAAATCTGAGAATAAAGATTTTGGTTCATAATAATAAGTATCTTCAAATTCTTGATTTTTCCTCAATTCCTTCATCTCTGAGATTGTTTCGGATATCTTACCTTTCATTCGTTTCTTGCGTTCCTCTAAATCCATAATTACTATAATGTATATTTTTTTTCAATATTTAAATCTATATACATTTAATAGTTAGTAAATTATGGGCGGCGGGTTATTACAATTGAAAAGATATGGCCAGCAAAACGAATATTTGAATGGCAACCCTTCTATGACTTACTTTAAAAATGTTTTCAAAAAGCATACACATTTTAGTATGGAACACAAGCGTCTAGAGTTTGAAGGCACCCAGTCTTTGGCAGTTGGTATAGACACAATTATGCGTTGCAAAATTGATCGTAATGGTGATTTGGTCAACAAAATCTATTTTGCCATGAATTTGCCTGATATTTATTCATCATACGAAACTACAGAGGGAAAAGGTTACGCCTATGAATTTCAATGGGTTCCCAATTTAGGCACTCAAATAATAAGAAAAGCGACATTGACAATAGGTGGCACCAAAGTAAGTGAACTCTACGGTCAATGGATTGAAATTTATCATGAATTATTTTTAGATACTTCACAAAAAAATAATTTTGATAAGATGACTGGTCATGAACCAGATCTATTTGCCCCTGGATATAACGGATGGAATGCTGGATTTTACCCAACAAGTTCTCTGAAAAAAGATGAAAATGTTAATCCTGATTCTTCAAAATACTATTTTTCTAACTTTGCCAAAGATCCCTATTTGCAACCTCCTTCTATAAAAGCACGGACAATCTATGTTCCTTTACCTTTTTGGTTTTCCGCGAATCCGGGACTTGCTTTACCATTGGTCTCATTACAGTATCACGAAGTATATATAGAATTTGAATGTCGACCAATCACAGAATTGTATACTATATTGGAAACAAAGTCTGGACAAGAGAAACAGATTGGTGAAAGAATAGCCCCGAATCCGACATCAAGTCATCACCATATTGGAAATTTTATTACTTCGGTTCCACAAGATTCTTTTTCACCCGATATGACTTCCTTACAAGACGGAACATCGAATCTCCAGGGTTGGAATCAAGACTGTCATGTTGTCGCAAATTACATATATCTCGATGAAGAAGAAAGACGAAAGTTTTCGTTAACAACCCACGATTATCTGATTGAACAAACCAATCGTCTAAGTTTTACCGGTTTGAAGGGAACAAGATCTTTGAAGCTGCAATTTGACCATCCAGTCAAATATCTGATTTGGTGTGGTCAGCGTTCGGATGTTTCTCAAAGATTCAATGGACATAATAATTATACTAATTGGGATGACGAGTATATTCCTCCAGGTTCCGCTGCATATATACGAAGACTTGGCGAAGATGATGCGGATCCACTATATTACACAAAAGATGCGAGTGGTAATATCACAACAGATGCGAGTGGTAATATCGACACAAGCTCCACATTGGATTCTAATGGTGGCCGTGCGCTGATTCCAACCAAATTCAATTTCAGCTTGTATCAAAAAGATATTATCGATTCATCTCGGTTATTGTTTGATGGTGTTGAACGGTATGCATCGAGTGATGCGAAATTTCATCAATCTTTTCAGGCGTTTCAGCATAATATGAAAACTGATAAACATGGCTTAGAAATGTATAGTTTTGCAATTGAACCTGGTATATATAATCCTTCAGGAACTTGCAATTTTTCGCGTATTGAAAACGTTTCATTGGAAGTAAGGACTATGGCGCCACCCCCTGTTGTTTCACTCGAACCCGAGCCCGAGCTTTCTCCTTCAGGCATTTCAGATGATATCGAATTTGCAACATATGATTACAATTTATTTGTATACGCTATAAATTACAACGTCTTGCGAATTCAAAGCGGGATGGCATCGACAGTCTTTGCAAATTAATCGTGCGTTTAAATTTTTCAAATAAAAAAATGTAAATAACTTAAATGGTAGAAGAAGAAAAGCACGGTGAAACTTTAAACGATGACCTTGTCAACAAAATCATGAATGAATTAGATGAAACGAAGATTCAAACAGATCCTGTCTTCGAACAAGAAGATGTAAAACCGATTATCAATGATGACTCTTATGACGCCGAGGAAATCGCAATCTCCAAAAAGAAGAAAAAGTGTTCTAAGAAACGAAAGAAGCCTTTGATCATTGAATATTCATCGGATGATGAAGATTTTGAACCAGTAAAACCGATCGTTAAAAAGAAAAAATCATCCAACAATGTAGATAACTATGTAAATAACAATGTAGATATAGTTCCCGGTCCGAGTTTTGAAGACAAGTTCAAAAATATTGTCGGAGTTCTCAAGAAAACTCTGCTCATTGCGTTTGTTTTTTTCGTATTTCTGTCATTGAAGCCTAAATTCACATCATTTCTTTCAGTGAAGATTCCGTCAATCAACCTTGTTAACGACTTTGGCGATTTGAATATGATGGGGATATTTGTATTCAGTTTTTTGTTTTCTGTCGGAATATTTGTGGTAAGTCTTTACAATAATAAAAGCTAAGGTGCGTTTGAAATCTACCATTTTTAGATATTTATTAAGTATATATTAAAATGTCGGATGATAATGAATATATTGATGAATACACATCCATAAATTTCAATGAATTACGTGTAAAGAAGGGGAAAAGACTTGAAGGAGGATGTATCGAGCTCAATGTTTTAACGAATTCAAAAGAACCCGTATATTTTGCTATGCCTGTTTTTCGTATAGGAGATGAATTAAATATTTCATCCATATCTAAAAATGGTTTCTTGAAACTTGACCTAGATTACTCTTATGATAAGCATACTGATTTTAAAGAGTTCCTGAAAGAACTCGACGAATGGACATCCAAGACTGTGATTAGAAATTTCGACGAATGGTTCGGTCATCAGTGGAGAAAAGGTGGGTGTTTCTATGGTAAAAACCCCATAGCAAAATCAACGTTAAAGAAGATGCATCAACCGCTTTTAAATGAAAGTGCTTTCACAGTTAGGGTTCATCAAAAGAAGCAGAATTATGTATTTGAATATGTAGATACTGAACAGAATGACTTGGATAGGAACACCTTGAACAATTGCTATGTTGTACCTCTGGTAGAACTCAAGACTATATTCATGAAATCAAATGGATATAATGTTGATCTTGTTCTTCGTGGTTTAGTACGATTGACAGATGAAGAGTATGTCAAAAGCATTGAAGACGAAAAGAATGAAACGTTGTTTTCTCAAGATGAGGAAAACAATGTAAATTATACTGATTACGCAACTGATGACGAAACTTTAGCATCAGAGTATAACGAAGATGAAGAACTCGAAACGGATGATGAGACCGATGAAGAACTCGAAACGGATGACGACGACAATGAAGACGCGGAAGACGCCGAAGACGCGGAAGACGCCGAAGACGCGGAAGACGCGGAAGACGCCGAAGACGCGGAAGACGCGGAAGACGCCGAAGACGCCGAAGACGCGGAAGACAACGAGGAAGAAAACCCCGAGGAAGAAAACCCCGAGGATGATGAGGGTAACGAGGACGCAGAAGACAACGAGGACGCAAAACCTGTTGAAGAGCCAACTGAAGAGCCAACTGAAGAGCCAACTGAAGAGCCAACTGAAGAGCCAACTGAAGAACCCGTAGAAGACTCACAGAAGGAATCCACGCAAGATACAGGTGAAACTGAAAGAGAAAAGATTCTACGTGAATTTAAAGAAGAGCAGGAAAAGGCTCTTGCGTCCATGTACGAAAGAATGTCGAAGATGTAAGTAAACTGAAAATCCGTAGAAATAAAAAGAACATATAAAAATAAATATATACAGGATAATGGCATAGATTCAGACTAGTCTAGATGATTGACAAACTCAAGAAAAGAATATCTAAATACTTTTCAGGGAATCAAACTGTGAAAAAACACAAGAAGTACGATATCAAGAAATATTTGAACAAAAAGAAATATAACGAAAAACTAACGCCAAGAACATTGATCAATGTAATCACAGAATTCAAATTCTTTCAGAAAACGTTACTGAAATACAAGGAATTCGATATAAGATTGCCAATCATACCGGAGTTCGTAACTGAAAACCTTTGCATGCTTTGTATAAAGAATATTCTTGGTGATAAGAGTGTCACGCGCAAGTGTGTAGGTGATCTTGTAAGTGAAGATTTTGGTTTGATAGAAGTTAAGGCTTTCTCCAGTAATGCTCCAAATTCCTTCAGTACTAAAATGAAATGGAATTCTCTTTTTTTTTGCGATTGTAGATCTTTCGAAAAAAACGTGATTACTATATATAAGGTAAATATGGAATTATGTGCTTTCAAACGATTGAAAGTCACGAATGATAAGACTTTCAAGGATTGCGAGGATATCAAACAGAGAGCTAAAGTGTCTTTTGAAAATTTGAAAGTACAGGAATCTTTCAAATATGATAAGATTTTTGAGGGAGATTATAAGAAACTTCTCATTACCACTTAAATCATATAAATATAAAGCGTTCATTGAAACTATGGATAACACACTTTTTATTGATACAGGCTATTTCGCATTCTACAGATATTATGCGGCAAAACGCTGGTTGAGCTTTAAGGAAGAGTGCGATCAAGAAAATCCTTGGCAAAATGAGGAAATCTTTCGGGATTGCTTAATGAAGCAAGTTCTAAAGCATATCAAAAAGTACTGTAAAAATAGGAAGAGAATTTTTATTGCCCTAGAATCTCTGGATGGATCGAAAAATTGGCGAAAAGATATTTGTGAGCATTACAAAGCGAATCGGGTTAAAAACTCAGATATTCACGGATTCATGAAATATCTTTATACTTATCTGCGTGAATTTGCAAGCAATAGTGGTAATTGTGAAATTCTTCACAAAACTTGTCATGAAGCGGATGACTTGATTGCATTAAAATGTAGGGAAGTCTTAAACGAGAATCCACAGGAAGATATCACAATACTCACATCAGACAGTGATTTTCTCCAGCTTGTTGAAACCCAAAACAATGTAAAACTTATGAACGCAACAGAAAAGATTATAAGTGACAAACCGATTGTAGGCCAACTGTATTTGAAACACAAGATTCTCGAAGGAGATACGGCGGATAATATAGCCCCCGTTTTTTCTGGAAGAAACCGCAAAAAAAGAATAAATGCTATTATCGATAGAATAAAGTACATTTCATTAGATGAGGTTAATGAAACTTATTTCGAAAGCATTGAAGATTACGAAAAATTCAAAAAGAATAGGGCACTCATTGACTTTTCATCGATAATCACGTAAGATTCGAAAAAAAGAATCATTGATTTGATAATTACAATGAATCTGAAAATAGAACGCTCAGATCAAAAACTTCAGATTTAATTCGCTTCTGTTTTTCTGATTGGATTTCTTGTTGTTTGAGAATGGAAGTACGTTTCAAATTGCGCAACCTTCTACGCTCATCGCGTGAAGTATTGTTTTCTTGAACACTTTGTACTTTAATAACATTGGATTCTTCTTCACTCTCATCACAATATTCATTGTAGTAAAGTGCATTTTCGACAGCAAGTAGAAGTTCCGATTTGAGCATACGACTCACATTTGGAATATCTAACTTTTTTTTAGCAATTATTGCTTTTAACTCTTTAATGGTAAGATCATCCAAATTCGACTTACCACATATATCTTGAACAACGTTTTCAATCGGAATCATCGGATCGATCCGAATTTTTTTCAAGTTTTCTTGATCACTATCATCACGTTTTCTTTTACCAGTTTTCTGGATTGCAAGATATGACGTTTGTTTACTCTCTAACTTCTTGTAAAATGGATGGATCCACTCAGAATCATTCGCATCAACTTCATCATCATCAATACTCGACTTCGATAAACAATCTGATAGATCATCAATATCAATTACTCTTGATCTCATTCCTTTATTCGTATTTAGATTTTTATATCAAATCATATAGACCTTTTATCATTTTAAGCTCATTTGACTACCATTTTTTACCATTTCCATCTCTTTCTACCGTTTTTAAATTCTACCGTTTTTAAACATTTTCAACAATAACTCATTCAGCGAACAAAATTAATAAAAATGGACGTATAATATACTTGAATTCATTATACTGTAGTGTACCGATGAGAAAGCATGTATCTAAAATATGAGAGTTTAGATAAAAACAACAAGAAACGTCGTGTGTATGATATTGAAGGTTATTATCAGCCGCAAATCTGTTCTGTTTGTAAAAAGAACAAATTTCAAAGGACCCACGAAAAACTCAACAATAAGAAACGCAATTGTTGTAAAAAATGTTGACATTGCTGTGAAATTGCTATGAAATTGCTGTGCAATTGCTGTGCAATTGCTGTGAAATTGCTGTGCTGATCTGGAATACTTCTAATGTGACTAATATGACTAGTATGTTTAATGATGCTAAAAGTTTCAATCTTGATAATGCCCCTTGGTATCACGAGTAAATTTGAAATAACGTTAGGTTTTTTCAAAAATGATGAAAAAACGACCCTGAAATCTATATTATTTCACAACAAATTTACTTGAAGAAAATGAGTTATGTACCCGAGTTTGTGGCACTTTACGAGATTGTTCCTTATATTGAATACTTGGCATTAGACAACAAAAGTATTCGTGTTGCCGT